TCGGTGTACTTTGTGACATCGCAAGCCCAAATGTAAGTACCTACAACCCTTGTCGGCTTTGTTGTACTCCATGAATAGCCCGTGCCAGAGCCAGTGAGCGAAGTATCACTATTAGACAGCCTAAAGTATCTAAGTACGTTATCAACTCCCTTGCCCGTAGCACCATCATCCACCGTGTGAATCGTTTCCTCGTCTATGACTGTGGAGGTACCTGCGAGCCTTGCCTGTATGCCCACGCTGGTTGCAGTGTTCGTGATAGGTATCTGCCACCAAGGATTCTGATAGGTCTGACAGGCATTGTAACCTGCGCCGTTTATGCTGTAGTAGATAACAGCTTCATTGTTACCTGCGTTGGAAACGACTCCGTTCACAACCTTCTGAATCCTTACGGGGAACGAAGCAGAAGGGATGATTGAGCCGCTTGCACTCTTTGATATGGCGTTATACATAGGAACGAGCCTATATACCACACCGCCTACGACACCCTTGATAGTGAACGTGAGCGTCCTTGTAACGGTCTTGTCACCTATCGTTCCAGATATGTTTATCTTGACAGCAGCCTTATCACCTATTGTAGTTCCGCTTGCTATGGCTATCGTACATGCACCAGTAGATACGTCTGCCGTTCCCGTAACACCCGTAGGAGCCTCAAATGTAATGGCACTCATGGCCATGCCCTGCGCACCTGCAAGAAGCGATACGTTGGTAGTGAAAGTCCAAGGAGATGTAGTAGCACCCTTCTCGTCCACGGTCGCGGCATCCATCTCATTGTCAAGGTCGGCCATTACGGCGTTCTCTCCGTCCTCTGCGTAGCGAGACCATAGCGCAGGGTCTGAGTATTCACCCCAAATCCTATTCTCCTTCCTACGCATACAGAACCATTCCGCTCTGTAATCCAACGAGATACCAGTAGCGTCATCCGTCCAGCCTGAAGGAACATAGTCGTCTATATTTTGCGAGGTAGGTCTGCTTGGCTTGGTGTCCTCGGTTTCGGTCAGCTTGAAGATAAACTCATAGTCCGTTCCGTCCGCACCATCCTCTGGCCTTGCAGACATCACCCAATAGTCAGTGACGTTAAGCTGTCCGTTAAGTGCATAGCCACCATCAGAGAGCACAATCCTATCGCCGTTGCTGAGTAGGTATAATGATAGTGGCGGTGCTGTTACGTCGTCATGCCGTGCTACATAAGTGCCACCACCCATAGACACCGTATCGTTCTTGGAGAGAACCATACCTGATACCCATTCGCCTCTGTAGGAGTAGCCATCTCCTTTCTCACCTTTTTCTCCGTCCTTGCCGAATTTGGCAAACACGGCAGGGTCAGAATAATCTCCCCAAACGCCGTTTCTTCTCGTTCTCTTGCAAACATATTCCGTTGGGTATGTCTCTGACACACCTACGGGGTCATCAGTCCAGCCAGTAGGCACATAGTCGTCCGTGTTCTGCGATGTAGGTCTGCTTGGCTTGGTGGTTGAGTTCTTGAAGATAAACTCATCCGATATGGAGTCGAGAGGTGCGCTTGGAGCCTGTACCAACACATCGTATTCAGCAGTATTCTCCTCACCCGTCAGCAGATAACCGCCGTCAGAGGTCTTGGCATAGCTCCCATCAGAGAGCTTGTAGCACCACAACGGAGGATTGTCTGTATCTATCTTTGCCACAAATGACGCACCGCCCATAGTGACTACGGACATCTTGGAATAAGTACCATGTTCAGAGCTCCATGCCCCAGCAAGGGCGAAACCAGCACCATCCTTTCCATCTGTTATCAGAGGTATGCGCTCATTGTCAACAAGCACACCATTGATGTAGAGCATGAATGTGATGCTCTTCTTAATGCCAGAGGTGGGAATATTCTGCCCGTTGCTGATTGGCACCTCGTCTCCAGTATCGTCAATGCGGTATCTCAGTCCTCCGTCTGTAGTGATACTTCTCTGATCTCCGACATATTTTATACGGGTACATGAGATATTAGCCACTGACAGCGTATCATCCTTATACTTGGCTATGGTATCTACGCTTGGTTCGAGCTCATAGAGTACGGCAGGGCTACCATCAGCACCACCACGGACACCATGAAGCACCAGCTTCACTGTACGGGTGTAGGTCTGCCCGTTATATGTGCCAGTAACCGCTACATCGTAGGTTATCTCAGATACTATCGCTTCATCGGGGATAGTGAATGTTATCGTAGCTGTCTGGCTGTTTACGCTAACCCATTCTGAGTGCGTTCCGCTCACTGTTATTTCGGATATGGCGCATGAGTTAGTGCCATAGTACATATTGACACCAGTGGTCTTGGCCTGCGCTCCAGCAGCCTTATAAGTGCTGTCACAAGCAACTTGGATAATCTCATTGGTGAAGTCCACAAGCACGTTAGAATCGCCCTTGTCGCCTTTGTCTCCCTTTATTCTCGTCACTGCCCACGCTGAAGGCTGTCTGCCATCGCCATACACCCAGCGGACACGCATCCAGAGGTAATATCCGTTTGGAACAGTTGGCGGTGCGTCCTGCCAGCCACTTGTAGGAGCCGTGGTAGTAGATTGGTTCACGGCAAACTCAAAGTCCTTGTAGTCTCCATCCTGACCTGCTTCACCTACCATGAGATAGGCTGGACTCCAAGCACCAGAAGAGCCTACTCTTTGACGGAAATAGAGGTCTGTTTCAAGGGGCGTGGTATGCCAGTTAGTCTTGTCTGCTGAATACTGCACTTCAAGGCCTTCTCCGTCCTCACCAGACGTAATGCCAGATATATCAATCAGCAAATCCCAATCATCACTCTCTGTCTCACCAGCTAAAGCATAGCCGTTATCCGACAGAAGGGCATAGCTCCCGTCACTCAGCAGATAGGCAGGGTAAGGAGGCTCGGATGTCTCCTTGTTAGACACCCACACTCTGTCAGCAAAACTAACGACAGAGTTTGAAGGGTACGGGGTCTTCCTGCTGCTCCAATGTCCGTATGGTTGCAATGACTCACCTGCTGGAACTTGCAGAAGCCAATCGGAATTAGATGCGCTCGGTGCTGTATTCGTACCGTTCTCATTGATACACAGCCACAGACCCTCAGAAGTGGAAACACGGTCATAGTATGCGTACGTTTCCCCAGCCACATAAGCACCCCTATCGTTTGCAGTCATTATCTCATGCCCGTGGGAGTCCACCTGTCTTATCGTTCCAGTGAAGTAAACATTATTCAGGTAGATAGAGTAGCCAGACATATCAATTCCGAATATACTCAGATTTGTCATGTCGCCATACTGGAGCCCGATATTGCCAGCAGAGAACTCCCACGTATTCTGATGTGCAAGCATTCGGGTATATGTACGGGTGGTATAGACTGATGTCTGCCTTGACGTATCGGTGAATGAGCCATAGACAACGAAGTGCATGGCCGCAGAAGGATGCCATGCCTTATTCCATGACCCACCGCTTCCATCAGTAGGTCTAAGGGCATAGGTAAAGTATTGGTTGTTTACCTTTCCCTCTGCGTTTGAAACGCTTGTGATGCGGAAATAACAAGTATAGAAACCTGCGAACTGAAAGTTTCCCTTTCCATCGTCAGAGTCGGCAGTGGCATTCATCGAAGGCGTACTCTCTGAGTGGAATATACCCATACAGATGTCGCCAACGGCAATAGCTCCGTATTCCCCCTCTTCAAGTTTCAGTTTACAAGTGCCTGTGGTGCCTCCGTCATCTATCGTTACTTCCTCAATGATACCAGCACCAGGGGCATTCCACTTGTCGCCGAGTTCAACCATCACTCGGTTGAAACGCAGCTCAGGGACCTCGAGGAACCTACGGACGATAAGGCTGTAAAGCTCTCCGTTGCCCTGACCGTCAATCCTGCCTCCCTGTCCGCCTGCTATTCCTGGCACGAACGTCTCACCGAACTGCACGCCTTCCTTGCCGGTCAGCTTACCGCCTACGGTGAGGGCGTGCTCGGTGGAGTCGTCACGGTCCTTTCGGATGAAGTGCTGTCCGAGCTCATCCTTGATCCTGTCGTTGTTCTCCTGTATCTCCTGGTCAACGCGCAGGGCTGAGTACACGTTGCTGTCAGTCTGGCCTGTGGCGTCACCCGTCGTGATGATATAGACCTTGTTCTGCTTGATCTGCCTAAGCACCCAGTCGGCATCGACTCCAAGGCCTGAGGAGCTCACGGTGACATTAACACCACCGCCCCCGGATGTTCCTCCGGAGACAGACTGTGTGTTGTTCCTGTATTGCTTGTTGACGTCTCGCTTTGTAAACTGCATTATTGTTTCTCGATTAACCTGTACATAGAGCTCTGTAGCCTCCAGTCAATGGATACTGAGTCCACTATGAACACCTTGCCGGATAGATGGGCGTCGATGACATAGCTGTACGGCTTCAGCGTGCCCGTTTTAAGATTAACCGAAAGAATGGCGGACGGGGTGCTGTACTGGGTAACGAGGTTGTAGATCGTGTGCTGCTCCTCCCTGAGCGAGAGCAGGGACGATGCAGACGTGACACCGTCAAGGAAGTAGTAGTCGTTCCCAGACTTGTAGGCCACGGCTGAGTAGTTGCACTCCTTGTTGTCCCACGTGCAGATGTGGTTCTCCACGTTGTCGAGCTCTGCCACGAACTCCTCGTCAATCACGTTCCCGTACTCAGTGTCAGAAGAGTTGGCATCCTCCTCGGAGAAGTTCTGCACCTTGGCTATTACGTCAAGGTTGCTTATCCATACGGCATCGCACCGATAGGCAATGGCTATCCTGTGAGGCTGGTAGATGGTGAACGTAGGCTTGCCTGTCAGAAGGCTGCCTGTCGGTGCAGGGATGGCGTATCCCTCTCCGTCGATGCCCATCGTGTAGCTGATGTTGTTCTTGACAGGGAACGACTGGTTGATGCAGTGGTCAACTTGGTTGTTGTTGTCAAGAGGGAGCCGGAAAGTGCATGCCGTCGTCTGCCAGCTTGAGCCGTTCCAGTACTTACCGCCTACGGTGAACTGGCACGTGATCCACAGGTTGTCTGGGTTGAAGTCGTCGTTTTTGTTGGAATAACCCTCGATGCGGTACATCTCACCCTCCCTGTCCAGCCACAGGAAGTTGCCCTGCACGATGAAGTATGTGTTGCCTCCGATGAACGAGGCCTTGTCATCGTTAATCACCAGCTGAAACAGTGGTTTGATGTTAGGCGTGTCGGAGATGATCGCCTTGTAGCCGTCAACGGTGTACACGAGTTCGGCAGTGTCATGCACATGCAGCAGCACGTAGTCCGTGAAGTCGATGTCGTTGTACAGCTTGTTGTAGTCGTCCACCTTCTCGCTCTTATGGCGTACGATGGTGGCACCGACGTAGTTCTGCGTGGTGGCATAGTTCATCGAGGTAGGGGTGTATGACGCCATCGTGCTCTTGTTGTAGTAGTAGCTCCTGTAGTCAGCGTGCTTGTAGTACTTGAAGAAGCACTTGTACTTGTCGCCCTTGAACGTCTCGTTGACGGTCTGTATGGTGTTATTCCCCTGCCAGTTCGTAAGGCAGGCAGTATCCCAGATAGAAGGGATTACCGAGTCAAAGGAGTACAGGCTGTCGACCACCTTGACGGAGTTGTAGGTGTTGCCGAGCGAGAGTTCGCTGCCAGGACCTGCGTAGTCAGCTGCCGTTATCGCATGCGTATGGTATACGGTGTCAAGGGTTGACGTGTTGCTGCCTATCACGTAGTGGTAGTATGACGTCACTCCTGCCTTGATGGCCGTATAGTCAAGGAAGTACACCTTCGTGCCCTCGGCTATGCAGGTGAGGTTGAAGAACTGGCAGATATAGAACAGCACGTCCAGCATCTTCGTGGGCTTCCAGTCCTCGTCGAAGAAGTTCTCCTCGCTGATGTAGGTCTCTGACATGAGGCAGACATTTGTGTTCCTGCGTATGCAGTGGGAGACGTAGAAGTCCGTGTATCCTCCTGCCTTCGTCAGCAGGGCCTTCACTATGTCAAGGATGCAGACGATGTCCTTGTTCTGCCCCAGAGGCTCGTAGTCGAAGTACTGGAGGGTCGACAGGGCGTCAATGGCCTCCAGCTGCAGCTCCTCCTTCACCCTCGTATAGCCTACGTCGTATAGGTTCGGCGTCAGGTAGCCCGTCCACAGCACGTTGTCCGAAGAGTCGAGCAGCTTCACTGGGTTCTGGTGCGGAGTGCTGCTGTACAGGTCGAACATGTAGTCCGACGCGAGCACTCCCACTGTGGCAGTGGAGCACTTGTAGGGCTTGAACATATTGTCGTCCGACGTCTCATACTCCACGGTGAAAGGAGTGGCGAGGAGGGTGATTTCCGTCGCATTGCCTGTGCCTATCTGCACGCGATAGACATTGTCGTTGATGTCTGCGAATATTCCCTGGTACATGCTTATCTCACTTTAGATCGTTTGTTGTTATAGTTGCTGAGCACGCCGTACAATTCCTGCCCACGGATTTTGAACTCCACCTGTCCGCCTGTCCCGACGCCTCCGTTGTCAAGCATGTCAAAGAGCTTGGTCTGCTGGAAGCGCGTGAGGACCATCTCACCGCTGTTCAGACGTGCGAGGTTCTTGTCTCCGATGAAGCTGCTGCCTCCTACGATACCTCCCTCCGCGAACTTTGGCACGGACGCTGCTGCAGCGAGGAATGCTGCTATGGCACCGCCTGCGAGCAGCCATCCTATCAAAGGAGTCTGAGCTGCGGATGCACCGGCAGAGATGGCACCCTCGGCCGTCTTGGCTGCTATCAGGGTGGAGATCTGCGGGAGCACCTGTGCGATGGCCGACATCACGTTGGCACCCCATGAGAGCCATGCTGCTGCGCCCTCGTTGGTCATGTTGGTGACCACTCCGAGCACGTTGCCTATGGCGTTGAGGCTGTCTGCGAAGTCGTTGTTCAGCTTGATGTCGCTCTGCGTGATAGGTGATATGTCCTTAATCTTAGGCAGCTTGAGCTCTGTGCCAGGAATGGACTTCGACACTTCCAGGCTGGAAGAGAAGTCCGCGATGAGCGTAATGCGCTGCTTCTCCCTGTTCAGGTCGTTGATGGCCTTCTGGATGCCTATGCGGGTGGCGTCATCGGTAGCAGACTTCAGCATCTGGCTGAGCTTGCTGATATTCTCCTCGATATAGCCGATGGAGCCTGCTCCGTAGACTATGCTGTTGGCTGTCTGCTTGGGCACAGCCTTCGGTGTGGTCACCTTCGTAACCGTCTCCTCTGCCTGGTCAATCTTGTTGAAGCTCTTGCGCATGGAGTCAAGCTCGCGGTTGGCGTTCTTGTACGCAGCGCCGATGTTCATGGCGTTCTGCAGCTGCTCATCCGTCCACTTGTTCAGGGTGGCATTGTATATCACCGCATCCTTGTACATCGGCAGGATCTTGCTCATCTCCCTGCCTACGGCCTCCCAGTCGGTTACATTTTTTTGATATGTACCTGTGATGTTTGTATAGTTCGTGCTGGAAGTGTTCCTGTTTACAGACTCGTCAAATAGCCTCTTGTATTCCTTGTACTGCCTGTCAAGGACCTCCTTCTGTCCCTCCCTGTTCCTTGACACGTCAAGGTAGAAGGACTTCTCGATGTCTGCCATCTCGAGGAACGATGCGTCAACGCCAGCAGCAGCGCCTACCATGCTCTTTATCGCAGCCTGGCTGTCCTTGGAGTACACCTCTACGATCTCAGCCTGGCTCATCAGGGCCTCCTCTGCAGCCTTACGCGCTGCCTCCACCTTGGCAGGGTCTGCGTTCTTGTCCTTCGCCAGTGTGGCGTACTCCTGCAGGGCTGCCTGGTTCTCCGCGCTGAAGTATCCGAAGCTCATCTGCGTGTTGCTCAGCTGGTCAAGTGCTGCAGATGCTTCCGTAGCCCTCTGGATGACGTCGTCGAGCCCTCCGATGAACGCGCTGAAGTCTCCAGTAGTCATGGAGTAGAAGAAGCTGTCAACGGTGGACTTCATCGCATTGATGGCATTGGCTGCCTTGTCTGCGAGTTCCTGGTTGGAGTTTATCGCCTTGTTGAACGTCTCGAACACGGTGACTCCTGCGCCGACGGCTCCTGCAAGCGCGGTGAAAGCACCGGCTGCCTTGCTGAGGTTGGCGCGGACGTTCTTCTCGAACTCCTTCGTCTTCTGTTCGCTCCTGCTGATGTCTCTGTTGTAGCCGTTGGCATCCATGAGGAGCCTAACCAATATATCACTTGCTGCCATTATTCTTTTGTTGTTCAAGTTTGACTTCTGCACGCATCCTCTCCACCTCTGCCCAGTCTATCTCCTCATGCTGAGGCTTCTCATCGTCCCATGGGAGAGGGAGTATGTCCTTCGGGCGCAGTTTCTTACGCGAGTTGCACTGGGCGACTGTGTACATGATCATGCGCGTCTGGTCCCACGAGGTCCGCTCGGCCTCATCAAGGCCGGTGAGGTACGCGTCTATCTCCGCCCAGCTCATCTCATCAAGAAAATAGGAGGGAGAGACACCTCCCCCTCCCACGATTTTAGAGTAAAGCCGTGTGACGCTTACCGCTTCTCCACCGCTTTTTTTTTGCCGTCGAACTGCTGGGCCATCTTCACGGCCTCGTTCATGAGCTCCATGAACGTGATGAAGATTGACTGGTCCTCGTCACAGGCATCAATGAACTCGGTGAACTCAAGCGATACGTCCTTGTTGGATGCGAGGATCATCGCATACTCAAGGGTGTACAGGTTGATGGTCTTTCCGGCCTCGAAGGGCTTCCCTGTGATTGACTCGTACACGAAGAAGGAGCGCAAGCCGTAGTGCAGCTTGTACTCCCTTCCGTGTATGTTGACAAATTTATCCATGTCAAGTCGTTACCAGTGTGAGCTCGCCAACGCCCGTGAATGTCGCGGTGAAGCTGGAGTCCTCGTTGTTAGGATCGTTGCGCTCAAGGGAGGTGATCAATGCGTTTCCGCTGTAGTAGCCAGTGGAAGGAGCGGTCCATCCTGCAGTAGGTACGCCACTTGTGGTGTAGTTCGCAGGAACGCCTATCTTCAGTGCAACAGCAGTGCCGGCCACCATGGCATTGTACAGTGAGTCGAATGAGTTCACACCGCTGTCCACTGTCACGAGGGCCTCTGTCGTTGCCTCCCAGGTCACTCTCGTAACCTCAGATGCACCCCAGATTCCATGATCTTTGGTGCTGGTGTCCGAGGTCTCCGTGTTGAGACGGAGGCTGTGGCTCGTTGCCAGGGCAGTTGCCTGTCCGCCTACGAACACCATGAATTGCTTTCCTTTAAGTATAGTTGCTGCCATTACTTATTCGTTTTTATAGTGAATCTTAATGTGCGGATGTAGATACCGTCAACGAGCTGTCCGGCATAGGTGTCAAAGGCTGTGTCAGCCACGCTGTATGCAGGATAGTCTGCTGTGGCATGGTTCATGAACGCGGTCCTGACATCCTCTGCCAGCTCAAGGGAAGCCACTCCGTCGCGGTCATAGATGCTTACGTTCACCTCGCAGGTGTCGCGGTGAAGGATGTCCTTGGTGGTATCAGCCCCGTTCACGGTGTAGTCGTATACGATGTACGGCATCTCCACGTCGTTGTCTGCACCCTCAAGGTAGATTCTCCCGCCTACATCCTCCGACACTGCGTCGGTGAGCACGGCATTGATATGACTTGCAAGTAGTACGCTCATTTCCTTTTCTTTACAACTCTGTCGATGTATTTCATTATATTGTCGCTTAAAGAAGCGATAGCCTCGTCTTTCTTGGCCATTATGGCGTTGTGCATGAAGTCCGTCGCCTCGATGGCGCCCCTGTTGTAGCCCTTCCTCGTCTTTCTCGCCTTGGTGCCCCAGTTGAAGAACCTCATCTTGTACGAGTTATACTTCGGATCGGTCTTCTTCTGGTCCTTGGAGAGCTTGTTGCCGGAAGTGTACACGCCGAGTGCGTCAACCCTAAGGCCCTGAGAGTTCTTGTACACCGTCACGTTGACGAACGGAACCCATCTCTGGATCCCCGG